GTAAAATTAGATGGCGATAGATAAGTCAAAAATGAAATGTAATACACCTAAAAGACAAATCTCAGGTGGAAAAAAGTTTGTCGTCAAGGCTTGTAAAGGTGGCAAAGAAAAGATAATTAGATATGGGGATGCCAATATGAAGATTAGAAAATCTAACCCCAAAGCTAGAAAGAGCTTTAGAGCAAGGCACAGATGTGCTACTGCTAAAGATGTGTTCAGTGCTAGATACTGGTCATGTAAGAAATGGTAACAAAAGGAGAAAACAATGTATCATAGTAAAAAAAAACCAATGAACAAAAAAAAGAAAAAAAACAAAAAAAAGAAAAAAAAATAACAATTAGGAGTAACTGCTAGTCAGTTGGGAATGTTGGAGGGTTATATATTATGCCTAAAGGTAAAAATAAAAAGTACAGTAAAAAACAAATGAAGATTGCTAGAATGGCTGCACCATTTGATAAGATAACAGGTGCGGACTTTAAAGCACTTAAGAAAAAGAAAAAGAGAAAAGTATGATGAAAACAGTAAAAGCACCAAAAGGATTTCATTGGATGAAAAAAGGTAACTCTTACAAACTTATGAAGGGAACATATAAACCTCATAAGGGTGCAGTAAAAGTTGCTAAGTTTGCTGTTCAAAAAAGACATAGTGCATGAGGCAAGTCATTCTTGATGCACTAGAAAAAAGATATGAAGCTCAGATTGCTGAAGCTGAAGCGACATTAAAAATTTATTTAGAAAACAGTGTAGGGATTGGTGAGCATCCTCAACACATAGACGAATCAGATAAGCTGATTGAAAAGATTGCTCATGCGGAAGAAAAACTACAAATACTAAAGGAGTTCAAAGATGGCTAAATTATGTGCAAGAGGTAAGGCAGCAGCGAAGCGAAAATTTAAAGTGTACCCTTCGGCGTACGCAAACATGTATGCCAGTGCAGTTTGCTCAGGTAAGATAACTCCTGGTGGCAAAAAGAAAAAAAAGAAAGCTAAGAAAAGAAAAAGATAATGGCTAAAAAAGGTTTAAGGTCATGGGTACAACAAAACTGGGTTGACATTGCCAATCCTAGATCCGATGGTTCTTTTCCTAAATGTGGTCGTTCAGGTAAAGAGAAAAGAAGAAACTATCCTAAGTGTGTACCACTAGTCAAAGCAAGAGCCATGAGTCCTTCTCAAAGGAGAGCTGCGGTATCAAGAAAAAAGAAAGCTGAAAGAAAGTCAAGAAAAGGTAAGAAACCTAACTATGCCAAAACCTAAGAAAAAGACTTGGGTTAAATCAAAACAAATAATCGTTGATGTAGGAATTTGTCGTTACTGTAAAAAGGACATGACGAACTTAGATAGCTTTGTATCTTTCTATGGTGGTGGTCATGCTCATTGGCAGTGCATGAAAGAAGATGATGACCTCAAACAAAAAGTTTTAAATAGTGTTGAAGAACAAATAAAAGAAGAAAAAAAATTTGATTGGTAATTAACTTTCGTAAAATTTTATTGCATCTTGAAGATAATTTTCATCTAAATCGTTTCGCCAAAAATAATGATCGAACTGAGGTTGAATATAGTTTTTGATTACTTTTGCATCGTTGCTTAACTGCATTAAGTTTTGTCTAATCTTACATCGTTGAATAATCTTTGGTATTCTTTTCTCTATGTTCTCAGGTTTTAGTTCATCACAATTACCTGCATGAAATACTTTGAAACTTTCTTCATTGATATAACAAAGATAAACTGGCACTTTAAATACTGACCAATAGAAATCTACTTGTAAAAGATTATAAGGTTCAGGTTTATCTTCAGGTAATTTTGAAGTAAACCAAGACCTAGTGCCATCTTTTTTAATCTTACCCTTTCTAGGAAACTTACATTTATCCTCAATAATTACCTTATCTCCTTTTAAATCTATATATCCATGCACAGGAATATTAACACCATTGAACCATCTAAATGCTTCTATCTCTGGTTTACAAGTATCGTAACCTTCTATTGTTTGATGAGCTGCATGACCATTAGCAATCATTTTAGGTATGATTGTTTTGTAATGCTCAAACTCATCATACTCATCGGTTGTTGGATTTATCTTTTTAAGTTTTTCTAATATGGGAACAAACATTATTTCTGCAATCTTTCATATTCTTTTTGAAATGCAGTATTAAATTGTTCAGCAATAATATTTGTTTCTTGCCAATCATCTAAAAAATAACTTAATGGTTTTTTTAGAAACTTACTTATCTTAATTAGATTGACTATAGGTATTCGGTTTTCACCTTTCTCATATTTACCTATTTGTTGAAATGTAGTTTTAAGTGCAGTTGCAACTTTGGTTTGACTAATAAAACTTTCTTTACCAGTAAACTCATTTATCTTAGTTCGTCTTGCAAGTCTTAGTTTTTTTCCAAGATCAATATAGAATTGATTGTCTTCTACTAGGTTCTTTTTAGCTTTGGGTGATAGTTTCATTTTGTTTCCTTCCTTTAATTTAGAGTATAGAATCCCTTAAGTATAAATGCAACTTTTTATATATACTCAATTAAGTATATAAAAATCTAGCATCTTTGTTCTCAGCTTCGACAATTCTTCGGTACAACTGATTGTACTCTTTGAATGCCTTTAGAGTATTTACACACTGTCTTCCCTTATCCTTAGCACCAAAAATTTTTTTGTGTGCCTTATCTAGCTTAGTGTATAAACGAACATTGCTATTTCTTAAGCTCATCATTCTCCTCACCGATTAGTTTAATGTGTGCCTTAACAAGTCTGGTATCGGTGATATTTACTTTTGCAGACTCACTAGGCATTTTTTGATTATGTGCTTTTTCTGTAGCTTCTTCCACAGTTGCACCATCAAAAATTTCTTCGAAATTAGCAGCTAACTCAAGATCAGATGTTTTAATTACTTTAACCATTTATTTCAATATTCCGACTATAACCTGCATAATCTCTTTTTATTTCATCTCTTTCTTCTAATTTTTTTAACAAAGAAGAAACAGAATTTTTACTTTTATAACCCAACTCTAAAGCCATTTCTGAAAAAGTTGGACTATACTTGTTCTTTTTAGTGTAATTCTTAATAAATTGCAATAGCTTGAACATCTTTGGTGTCATAGGTCTTTTACCCCTTTTTTTGCTCATTTATTACTAGCCTCCTCAATAGTTCTGTATATCCATTTATGTCATCAAAGTTATCTTTTTTGTATTCTTTGGATTGCATGACTCTCCAACATTTTAAAAAAATCATAAATAAACCAAATACTTTTAGAGGTACTTTAACCTCAACATTGTTATAAACTGATAAATATTTTTCTAATATACCAACCATTACATAAGAGGTATGGTCAAAATCGCCATAGTCATTTTGTTTTTGGTTTAGCAATCTTTCTAGTTCGTTAATAAATTTTACATTGTCATTCATATTCTGCACCTAAATAATAATTTCCTTGTTCGTCTAAACACCAATGTGCAAAAGCAACTTTGTTTTTGTATATTGGGTATGTCCTATTTTGTATTTCTTTATATTCAATTACTGCCTCATGTATCTCATCACAAGTGAGAGTAGTTTCAAACTTAACCTTGTGTAAAACATAACTCTCACCTGTCAATAAAGCTAAAACTAAGTAAACAACTTTCACTTAGAAAGGTATTTGTTTACTCTGCGGTTTTGGTTGTTTTGGTTTAGGATCGTTCTTATAACCAGATAAAATATTACCAGATTCATTTAACCATCCGATTAAACCTTTATGTCCTCCAGCTTCGGCATAGTTCATTTCACCAGTAAATTTATCATCACCTTTAAATAAAACTCCGACCTGAGCATAGACTTTAAGGAACTTAGTATTACCATCTTTTGATTGTCCTTTGACACCTAAGATAGTTCCTTTATTACCATTGTCTAAAGTAACATTACCTGAGAAATCAATTTTGATGGCTTTTTCATTGTTGGCATCATAAGGAAACAATACCCAATCCTTCTGCTTACCACTACCATTGTTTGACATTTTGTCCTCCATTTTTTTTTATGTTTGTTTGTTGTGATTCAAAAGATTTTTCTATTGAATCATTCTCTTTTTTCCAATTAGAATATAAAGCAGTCAACTTTGTTTCAGTTGTTTGCTTTTTTATTTCATCCTTAATTGAAACTGATTTAGTTGTACCTTGATTATTCAAAGCATTTACTAATTCTTCCGCACTAGCATATTCTGAACCTGATAGACCAAAGGCAGCTATGCAACGACCTAATGCACTACTGGAACAATTCTCTAATGCACTTGTTTTGTTAATAAAATTTGCGTTTCTATGTTCCTCTGCATGACCTACTGCATAAATAGTTTCTCCAATATGCAATTCAGTTTTTACAACTACTCTTTCATTATCATGGAAAAGTATTTCCTCATTAAATCTAGCTTCAGGAAAGTATTGCAAAAGATGTCTATGTCTTTCGTTTACAGTAGAATATTTCTTTCCTTTAATATCTACTGTAGGAATATCTTTAGATTTCATAAGACATTCTTTGCGTCTTTCCTTAAATCCGCCTTTACTTTTTTCTTCTGTTTGTGGTTTTAGTTTCATTATCCTTCCTTTGTTGTAGTTTTTGATTTTGTTTTACTTGGTCAATATCTTTTTGTGCTTTAGCCTCTAAATAGCTTTGGTTCTTAGCAACCATCTTTTCACCAAGTTGGTAGTCATCTATTTGTTTTTTAAGTTTTGTAATTTCTTCATCTCTTGCAAGTAGCATCTGAGAATATCTTTTTAGTTCTTGTTTTTGGTTTCTATTTTCAGTTTGTAATTTTGCAAACTTACTTAATATTTCTTGGCTCATTTCTTTCCTTTCATTACTTCTTCAATCGTTAATTTTTCAGTAATTAAATCTTGTAATGCCTGACCTACCAACCCACCGAAGATCATTTTTAAGTTTGCAGGGAGCTTTTTTCGTTCAGCAGCAGTTAAAACATTATAGTTATAATGCCACTGATCTATGTTCATATTGAGCTGCGATGGGGATAGGTGATCGGCAGTGAAAGTTCCTCCTTCTTCTTTCTTCTTCCACTCTTTTCCAATTTGTTTAAGCATAAAGTATCTCCTTAATATAGATTAGAACAAAAATAGTCAATATTGTGTATAAATAAAATTCAATTTGTGGGTTTATATTCATTGTCGAATACTACAGTTGCGTTGAAACTAAATGATATTCTTTCATCATCTTTGTCAGATTTAAAAGGATATACAGAGTGCATTAAATAATTAGGAAACAAGAACCATTGGCGAACCTCTGGATTGATTCGGTGTCTGCTATCAGAAAACATATTTTCAGATCCCTCAGAAAACTCTATTTGACCTGAAAAATCATTATGTGCTTTTGCGTTGTCAGTTGATTTCATAGACTCAGGTAATTCTAAATAACCAACACAG